AAAATCCCAAAGCCGGGCATAACGATCTATTGCTAAAGAATCTTTTACCAAACGACATCCAATACAAACATCGTCAATTCCTTCTAAATTTATTCCTTCTTTTCTAGCATCTTCGTCAGTTATTTCCTGTAATCTCTCCGGACGGACACTCACAATGAGCGCCTTTGATCTTGACGCCCATTCCGGCATGAACATGCCCGCTTTCCATTTAGGAAATATTTCCGGATGCGCTTCGGTAGCTTTATAATAAATACCTTCCCCGCGGCTCATTACATCTTGTGCCACAGCGGGATCATCACAATGCCACGTTTCTTTGATGTAAACCGTTTCGCCGGGCAGATAGCGCGGGCGGATAAGCATCGGTTCATTATCATAAAAATTAAAGATGAATTTCTTCAAATCTCTATCCCACGCCGAACACCATGCATCTTTAGGCTGCGGATTGATCAACCGCCGGGTAACTATTTTTCTACCCTCAAGCCACGCCAGCATCATGTCCGCGCAAAACGATAATCCTTTCATACTTTCCTCCATTCACCATTCACCATCCACCATCCACCATCCACCAATTATCCCCTCAGCGGCATAACGACGGCCGTATAGTTTTTATTGTCCGCGCCATGGATGACGCCAGGGCCGCCGTTATCATGGATGTTTAACGCAATTTTCTTCTCACTCAGCACTTCGATGGCTTCGATGAGAAACCGGATATTAAATTTGACTGTTCTCGATACAGAGACATCCAGGTCGGCAATCGCTATTTCGTCTTTGATCTCTCCGATTACCGGATCATTGGCCTCAAAATGAATGGAGCCGCCGTTAATATCCATACTGCAGCCATCACCGTACACGGCCATCCGGCGCAGGGAATGCAGTATGGCCTCACGCTCGACGACCAGGTTAAGAACGCCGTCCTTGTTTTCATCGGGGATGACGCGCTGGATATCGGGATACTGGCCGTCAATCAGGTTCACCCAAAGCGTGGCGCGATCGGCTTCGACGACACAGGCGCCTTTTGTAAAACCGATCTGTAAATTATTTTCAGTGTCTTCCGCTATTTTTTTGATTTCTGTAAATCCTTTGCGCGGAATGATAACGTTATCACCGGGAATTTGCATAATATCGTCAAAGTTTTCAGCAATAGAGACTGCCAGGCGATTTCCGTCGGTCGCGCACAGGCGCATGGCCGCGATGTTATCGACATAAATTTTCTGCATGGCAATGCCGCTGAGATTTTTTCTTGCGTTGTCCTGGCTGACGGCATAGATAACTTTTTTGACCATGTCGGCCAGCAGTACCGGAGAGATCTCAAAGAATGAGCATTCAGACGAATCCATTGTCGCCGGAAAATCAGCGGCGTCTATTCCGTTAATTTTACAGACAACCTTGTCGCAGGTGATCACACATACCTTTTTCCCTTTTACTGCCAGATGGACGGTCTCGCCCTGTAATTCTTTTAGTATTTCGTTTAGCTTCTTCGCCGGAATGGTTAACTGCCCCTCTTTAATAACACTCGCGTCGTAATCGGTCCGGATGCTGATCTCGCGGTTTGTGGCCAGGATCTCGATAGCGTTAGCGTCTGGAATGGTCCTGATCAGGACGTTCTGCAGGACGGGAAGGGAAATTTGTTTTTCGACGATTCCCAGCGTCTTCTGTATCCCGTTTAAAAATATTTCTCGATTGATTGTAAATTCCATAGTTTTTCTCCTAATTATTTTATCAACTTATTACTCTATTATTTTTCAGTACAACCATCCTGACAAAATTGTGGTTGCTTCATTACCCATGCAATTATTTTATCGGCATTAAAACTATATACCCTACCAACATCCGTTTCATTCAGAAGCTCGCCACGCGGAAAACCAGCGGGAAACTTAAAACCCTTTTTTACATGTAGAGAAAGACCGACAACAGAACTTTGTTCTTTTGCGGAAACCGCATCTCTATATAATTCTTCAAGTGTCATTAGTCTTTCACCGTTGCGGTTTTGTTTTTCCCGATCGCTTCTTTCTGAGTCAACACGACATGCTTTCCTTTTTTCAGAGCTAGCGGCCCATGTTCGGGATGAACAACTTTCGCGCCGGGCTCTTTAATATCGACGATGCCGGCCGATGGCTGATCATCGGTCTCGGCGCTAAGGGTTGTCGTCTCTTCCGGAAACATGGTCACTTGAACTTCCTTGCCCGTTATTTTGTGCTCATGGCCAGGCTTCTCTCCAGTGCGGACAACGCCCGAGCTTATCTTCAAAGATTTACCGTAGTAAGTTTTTAATGTTCCCGGGACGATCTTAAAGAAAAGCATTTCGCCCTGGCGGTTTGCATCCCCTTCCAAATAATCAAAAGACATTCTTCCGTTTGAAAAATGTTTTACTTTTTGTGGCATATCAGGTCTCCTTTGCAAATTTTATAGGTTCATTAAATCCGTTGCCCACGCCGAACGTCCACTGCCGCGCCTCTTCGCATTTGGTCGAGTCCTTCGGGACCTTCAGGTAATAATAGGCTTTGGTCGTCGGGCACTGGACGCGCAGGATCCGCACATCATAGTTTTTAATATTATACAGCCGCATGGCTTTGTCTTTGTGGACCACCCGTCCGATCTCGGCGATGCGTTCAGGCCCGATCTTTTCCATCATGGCCATGCGCAGCTGGGCGTTCAGCAGTTTTATGATTTTTGCAGGATCAAGTTTTTCCGGAGGGGTTTCATAAAGTCTCTTCGGAATGGCGACGCCGTTGACGTAGAAAACTCTTTTCCCTTTTTCTACCCATTCACCGACGCGCTGATGATTTTGCATCTGGCCTTTATAGATTATCTTGCCGCCCTTCTTTACTTCGAAAGGTTGACGCGGTAAAAACCAATCGCTCATTTCCCTGCTGAGCACTGAATGCGACCCGTTATAGATATTATTCCGGCCATCCAGGGCACCTTTGATTTCATACAGAACACGGCCGTCATACCCCTTGACGATACAGGTGGTCTTGAATCCGTTGTAATCATAGGCTGTCTTTTTATTGTCATAGATGAATTTCTGGCGGACCAGCCGGCCGTTTTTATACCAGCTGTGACAGACGCCGGCATGGCTGAATAATATTTCATTGCGCCGTGATTTACCGTGGCGGCCCTTTCCGGTCCCTTTCTTAAAACGGACGATCTCGCGGCCATTACCGGGAATCTTTTCAAACTGGCCATAGACAATATGATGGATTAGTTTATTATTCCGCTTGAGTTTTTTCTCCCAGACTTCGCCGTTCCTGACGATCGCCGTTCGTTCAAAAGCACGGCCTTTATGATCCTCTCCGGTAATAACGATCTTGCCTTTCATAAGCAGATCATAAACACTGCGACCGTTGCTATTCCCGGACTGGATTGCTACTATTCCTCTTGGATATCCAAACATAGTCTTTCTCCTAATGAGTCCACGCTGAGAGCAAGCACCGCGCCGCTCGAAGCGTAGGACGAATTATCCCGCGCCTTATGGCGCGGGGCTTGTACCTTTAAATAAATTTTTCCACGTTATCTCTTCATCCGGATGGCTCAATAAATAATCATTTACTTCGCCCGGCTTCATCACCAGCTCGTTAATCCGGCCGCCGACGTAACGATCATTGCGCAAGACTGTGAAGCGCTCCGGCGTGTTGATGATTTTGACGGCCGGATTGTCGCGCAAGAGTTTGTATAGTTCTTTTAATAATTCAGGATAATCAGATGGAGGGTTTACTCCACCCCCGGCGCTTTGCGCCACCCCCGCCGGCGGGGGACATTCTTTTGTTTCTTTTAACTTTGAACTTTGAACTTTGTCCCGCGTCGCTGCGCTCCTGGGATGGTTCGCTTTGGGATTCCCGACAGAATCCACAGGCTCACTAAACCTTGAACCTTGTTCCAGTGTTAACGCTGGAACAAGTCCCGCTTCGATCCAGCTTTTCAGGTCTATCCCTTGCTGGACCGCTTCACCGGGATCCTTTCCTTTTGGGACTGGCCAGCGGTCGCAACGGTCATTGAAATTTTCAGACCACCAAGTCATTGCCCGCTCCGCCGCTTTTTTACCGCCGCCCGTGTCTCCATAATCCAGGGCGTTGAGTATCTGGACGGCGTCTTTTAATATGGCATAGGCGGAGGCGTCCGGCTTTCCCTGTAGTGTTCCCAACGCAACGGCTCCAGCCAGATCCGTTGCCGCAGCACAGGAAATGGCGTCAAGTTCGCTCTCGACAATGACATAAGCGTGCCGCTCAATTCCGAGGATCATAGTCGCCATTGATGATCCTAGAACAACATAGTAACGCGGTTCGCCTTCCGGCCGGCGGATCCTGATCCGCTGGATCATGCCATCAATAATATAGGGGATGACCAACCCTTGCGGGATCCACAACATGCGCGGCTTCCCGTTTTCTTTTTTCAATTCAGGCAGTCCCCATGCCGTCCGCGGCCGGAAAATGTCATTTCCATTCTCGCCGGGATTCCATCCCAGGCGCGCGGCGAGAGCCGCAGAAGCTGAAATCCCTCGAGCTGACAACCATTTCATCACATCCGCGTTTTCCGTGAGACACTGCTGGGCCCAACTGACAAACTTTTCAGCTTTTTCCTGCCAGAGCTCGGCTGGGTTTTGATGTGTAACTGGTTGAAATTCCGTCTTTTCGGCTGGCGGCCTGTTTATAGGACGGTCGTCCGATATGTGAATATTCAGGTACTCACATGCCTCTTTGAAGTTCATGCCTTCGAAATCAATCAGGAACTGGATATTATCCCCTGATTTCCCGCAGCCACGGCACCAATAGGATCCTTTATCGCCGTTCGTGTTTGGCCAAACGTGAAAGCGATCATTCCCGCCGCACGCCGGGCACGGACCTGTCCATTCGCCACCATGCGTCGATGCGACTTTTTTCAGGTTCACTTTTTTACTGGCCAGATCTAAGACGTTTAACATTTTAATAATTCACCACAGGGAGGGTTTTGTTTTTTGAAAAAATTTTCCATTCTCTCTTTTTTTTCCTTTTTAATTATTTAATTTCATTCATTATTTCTTATTATATTATATTTATTATTACCCCTTCCGGGGAGGGTTTGGAGGGTTGCCCCTTATATATATTGTTCGGCGTTTTTACGAAAAACCACTTAGAAACTTCTCTAGGGTGAACTCTCCACCCTCCCTTTTTTTGTCGATTCTATTCAAGGTATCTACGGCAATCCCTTTTATAGATTCGATAGATACAGACGAATTAAAAAATATTGCCGATTTTTCAAACCCTCCCCGAAATCCGCCATTAATGGGGAGAGTGGAGGGTTGTATTGATGTTTTTTTACTTTCTTTAATCATATCTTTAAGCCTCTATTTCTCCCTGAGTCGTTCCCAGGGCAATGCCGTGATACATGACGCAGCCTTCGGATTTATGTTTCTCGAATTTCTTGCTGAGTTGTTTTCCGAACCAGGTGCCGGTCGGCTCTTTTTTGCCGATGTTGGCGTGATACCAGGCGACAAACGACGCGTATAGCTTGGCAGCTTTGTCCTTGGCGCCCGGTTCCCGGATGCAGCATTCGTCGATCCAGTCGGCCAGCATGTCTTCGTCCTGGCGATATTTTTCTGTAGCTTCGGTAATGGCGGCCGGCGGCTTTAATCCGTCGCGCTGCCACATTAAGCAGCCGCGAACCAGCCAGGCCAATATTCCAGACGCTTCTTTTTTGATTTCTTTGTCGAGGTTGAGATTGGCGCGGCGCTCATAAGATTCCTGCGGATCCCGGTTGACGAAACTGATATTGAACGGGATCAGATGCAGCCGCTCCCAAAAAGCCTTATCATCGGCCGGGGCCTGCGGTTGTGAATTGGTCATGACAAACAGTTTATGCGTGGGATCAAACCGCGTCGGATATTTATCATGCGGATTACGGCCGGTCAGTTCATCCTTGCCGGTCAGCCATTTAATCTTGGCCGCGCTGAATCGCTGGCGTTCATCGATCTCGGAGGCGAAGGCCATACGAATGCCTTTCAGTGACATGATGTCCGGGCTCGGTCCGGAGGAGGATTTGCTGAATTTCTGGCTCAACAGCATTTCCGAGGGGATGGATCCGGCCAGGGCGCCCATGATGTGGCTGATTGTTTCGATGATCAGGCTGCGGCCGTTCCATCCGGTTTTCCCGTACAGCACCGGGAAAACCTTTTCGACGACCATGCCGGTCATAGCATAACCGAAAAGGCGCTGTGTGTATTCGATGATGGATTGATCATCGTCGGGACGGTCACAATTAAAGATCTCGCGCAAGGATTTTTCCCAGAGCGGCGCCGGGGTTTCTATGCCGGTCCATTCGATCGGGCTGCCCAGGGATAAATAATCACCCGGTCGGCCGGGCTTGAATTTCCCGGTCTCCAGATCGATGACGCCGTTCGCGCACGGGAAGAGCATCGGCTTGCTGTCAAACTCTTCGCCGGTAATGGCGATCGGGTTTTCTATGGTATGCGCGAATTTCAGACACGCGGTCCGGCGATTGTCGCCGCGG